GTTCAGGGGCTGCTCTTCCAAACCGTCCAAGGCAACGATCACGTCCGCAGAAGCTGGACGGACCGGAATCCGTTCGCTAACTGGTTGAAACTTACGCGCTGCAAGTTGCATGCGGTTCTTGAGAACTGCGACAGTTTCAGGGCTTTGATTGTCAGACTCCAGCTTGGCGATGACTCCGCTCAGGACGCGGCCTTCAACGGACTGCGCGATCCCTTGCTCGTAATCCCTACGAATGTTTTGCTTCGAGAAAATCCCCGAAGTGGTGGCCCCGTGAATTCCAGCACCGTAACCGAAACCTAGCAAGCCCGCGTGGAAGCTGTCCTTGAGTGCGGTAACCACATCGAGGTCTTTGTTGGTCAGCATCGACTGCGCGACCGCCTGCGCCAGCTGGTCGGTGAACTCTTCTCCGAACTCTCCGCCGCCTTGCTTAAGAGTTTGGTAACCGGAATCCTTTACGATCTCGCGAGTGACGGTTTTGAGTGCGTTGAGTACTTCTTCTCCGCCCAAGCTGCTCCGTTTCAAGGCTCCCGATACACGGTTCGTGTAGAACTTAAGTTGTTGCAGGTTCGCTTTACCGTACGTGATGGCGTCGGCACCTTCTCCAAACACTTTGCCAAAACCTTGTTCGACCAAGGCCGTGATAGATCCAGAAACTAGCGAGTGCGTCAAAGCTGACTTATGGATTTGATCGTCCGTGAACTTCCTGGAACCGTCCGGGTTTACCTCAGCACGCATACTCAGAGTGGTATCGACGTACTGGCCCTGGGCCGAGCGAGCAAAGCTTGACGCACGCTGGGTAACTACCCCAGCAGCCAGGGGCAGCTTGTTTGCGAGGTCCGATTTAATTCCTTGGAATACTTTCGCAACCAAGGCCGAGTCAGCGCCGACCGGGCCGGTCGCTACGTCCGCAAACTTACGGGCGTAACTTTGACCAAACAAGGTGCGTGTTTCCGGGCTCAGAGCTTTAGCGATCCAGTTCTTGGTGACGTTGCCCGCAAACTCTTGAGCGGAAGACGGAACGAGCTTGCCGACCGGGATTGAAATTTCTGTAGCCAGCAAGCCCTTGATGCCCTTTTTCGCAACCTGCTCGGTCGCCTCAACAGCCACGCCGCGAGCCAGACCCTTAACGGCCCCCTTGGCCACAGCGCTGGCACCACCAGTCAAAGCGATATCCGCCACCATCGGTGCGGCTTGGGACAAGAATTCGTAACCAAGGCCCAAGTCGGACCCGTAAAGGTTGGTATACTTTTTACGGTTCGCTTCGGTCGTCGCGTCAGCGATAGCCCAGTCTAGGAAAACTTGTTTGCCCGCATCGAATCCCGCGAGATTACTAACGCCTCCACCGATCGCTTGAATGATTGGATTAAAGGACTTGACGACAGACATTCCGACGCCCGTTGCTTTAGCAGAGAAAACGTTCCAGTCCGTGCGCTTGGACGCCTCGGACATATAGTCTTCGATCAGGTCCGCTTTGCTCGTACGCGCCAGTGGGTCCTGCTTATCAAGCCACTTCATCGAGAAGTCCGTAAAGCGTTCTCCGTCGAACTGTTCGAGAGCTTCTTCAATAGCATCCGAATTGTTTGCGATGTAGCCCTTGCGAGTAACCTCGGCAGCAGCTTTCGCGCGGTCGTCCAAACCGAGCTTGTCCATCGCGGATTCGAAGGACGCCTTTGGCAATAAAGCTGTAGAGCTCAAAGGGCTGTACGTCCCGTCACTGAGCTTCACAAAGTTCTTGGTTGGGTCATCGTTATTGACCGGTGCTTCCAAGCCTTGCTTTACCAAGTCCCCGGCCGCTTTAACAAACTGGTCCCGAGTGTACTGGGAAAACAACGCGTTGTTTGGGTACGCTGTTTTTAGATTGTCGTAGGTTCTTCCGATCTCTGCTTCGGCAACTTTTCCGGTTCCCTTCTGTACGAAGGATGGTGCGGCGTAACCCGAGAAAGTAGAACGTATTTGTACGGACTCTACAGACTTGGTGACTTCTTTCTTTAGAGCCTCTTCGGCTGTACCGCCCTGCTTAAAGGCTTGGTCCTGGTACTCTCCGGCCGTCTTTAGAGCCCCTTGAATTTGTTGAGCGAACGCAGCCTGTTCGGGGTCCTGTGATTTCTGCTGTTTGCGGCTATCTTGAATAAAGTTTTGAAGCTCCGCGTTTTGAGTATCTTGCCAAGGAGCTGTGTCTCGGCCGGGGTTCGGCTCAATTTGTTGGCGCGCAAACTTCAGGGTGGACGCGCTGATCAAATTATTCGAACGCTCGAACGAGTCGAGAATGGACGCTGGGTCTTTAGCGATGGTCGGGTCAGGGTTGACCCAAACTCCGCGCTGGCCCTTATCGTCCGCGCGGTAGTCCACGTAAGCCAAGCCGTTCTCTTTCGCTGTTTGGATTCGAGCGTCCCGAACCTGATCCAAGGTCAAGTACTTGGACTTGAGCTCTTCCAGATTCGACTCTTCGTCCGGAGCGAGCACAGTAAGCCGGTTCGCTTTACGGTCTTCGGAAGCGCGTTCGTAGTACGATTGAAAGGTTGCGGACGCTTCGGGGTCTGTGTCCCGGAGTGAGTTCGCCACCAAGCTAAAGTTGCGCAAGGAGTCTTCTGAAACTCGGTTCGAGAATCCCTCAAAAGCTTTTTGAAGTTTTGCGGGAGCTTCGGGATCTTCCTGATCTGGAGCCTCAACTAGGCCCCGGTCTACAGCTACTCGAAAAAGATTTTGTTGGACCTTTCCGTAAGTCTCTTCGGGGTCTTGGCCAGCTTTGGCTAAAGCTCCGGTGGCGTAATTTAGAAATCCACCAAGACCTTCAAGATCCTGAATTGGTTTTTCTTGTTTAGCTTCCCATTCGGGGAGCGTGAGAATTTCGTACGATTTACCTTCGGAGTCTTTTTGAATTAGCGACATAGCGTTACCGCACAAGGTACGCTATAAACGGTTCACGAGTCAAGTAAAATTACTCGGGAAAAAGCGAGTCAACTGGATCTGTTTCAGCCGGGGTCGCATTGATTTGGGCATCAGCATTCGCTCTAGATGCCACAGCTCTGGCATAAGCTGCGGCAGAAATATTCTGAAGAATATCCAGACCCTCACTCAAAGTTTTTTTACCCTTTACTTTGGTAGCGTCTCCCTTCTTTTTGAGGGGGTCGATACCATATTCCAAAAGCTGTACTTTTTCTTCGGGAGTGATAAAGCCAAACTTATCGAGTTCTTTCAAGGTAACGTCAATCGTGCTCCAGCGCGGCGTACCACCGGTATCGATGGTCTCCGCTAAATCTTTATTCATCTTATCTGCTAGTTTCTCAGCAACCGAACTTGTGGCAATGTTCGCAGCAAGGCCAGTCCTACGGTCCCGGTCAGCTTGTTTTTGAGCGGCAGCTAGCTTGGCCGTTTGATACTCAAGCGTTTGAGTACTTCCTGGTAGTAAATTTTCGGCTGCTTTATCATTTCCAACAGTGCCTAAGTCTTTAAGCGTTCCGGTAGTCAGCCCACTTGATTGACGCTTTGTCTCCAAAGAATTATTGATCAGTTCCAGTTTGGCTTTGGCCGCAGGATTATAGGTCACTACGTCCGCGTACTGGGCCCCGAACATATTGAGCCTTTTCTTGCCCTCTTCTGGGCTGAGACCGTCGAGCTCGTAATTAACGAAGTCATCAAAGGTGGAATTAAATTCGCCAGTTTTTGCAGCAGCTTCTTGTTGCTGGCGAACTTTATCGCGAGCAAGACCCAGCTCCATCCGGCTGTTGTCGAGCTGCGCCCTTCGAAGCTCGAGCCCGATTGCCCGGTCCTCGTCTTCTTGGAGCTTGATCCGTTGGATGTCCCGAGCCTGTTGGATACCCCCGAACGTCGATCGAACCTTGTCGTAGAGCTGGCTCCGCAAGTTTGGGTCGCGCACGTTCTGGGTCACGGACGCAAAGAACTTACCCTGCAAAGGGGTAATATCAGAGTCCACTGCAAACGGTATTTCAGCAGGTTGTGTTGCCATTACTTACGTCTTACGCGTGCAAACATTCTCTTGCGCGGGACCCCAGCTTGAGGAGCTGCGCTTGCGGGAGCCGCACTCGGCTTAAAGATTCCCTTGTTCACAGTCTCTAATTCTAATTCTGAAAGCGTTTTCCCGTAGTCATCTTCCCCTGGCTTTGCCGTGCTTTTGAGCGGGTTTAGTTCGGGGTACTTAGCAATAAGTTCTGGGCTAGCGGTACCGGCTGCAATTTGTTGCCGAGCATTTTCACGTCCAGTGCTCTGGACGAAGTCGCTTTCAAACTTGGTGTACGCAGCCTTTTCAGTTTCGCGTCGAGCCACTTCTGCGGCACCGCCGCGCTTGGCCAGAGCGTTCTCTTTTTCGCGGGCGGCGTCCATTTCCCTAGCGAACGCGGGGCTGAAGTACGTCCGGGATTCCGGGGTAACCTGCATGGCGGCAGCTCTCGGAGCTTCGCGGGCTTGGTACGCGGCGAGTTGTTGATCAAGTGTTTCAATAACAGCGGGCTTTGCTTGGACAGCCGCTTGTGCTGGAGCCTTGTTCGTGGCTGCGATAGCCTCTTGTGCGGCGACGGCAGGAGCGAGTTCTTTTGGCGCGCCGTACAGACCCTCAGCGGTCGCATAAATTGGGATGCCCCGACGCATACCGATCAGCTCGCCGCGTTCGGCTGAACTTTTTTCCATGCGGTTGTCAGTGCCCCGAAGTTGTGCACCTTGGGTTTCGCCTTCCGGAAGCTTAATCGAAGCAGGGCGGTCCGCCGCGAGGATCCTTGCGGCCCTCGCCTCGTAGTCTTTCCGCGTTTGCTCGTCGGCTTTAGACTTATCTTCAGCTGCTTTTTGTTTGGAACCCCGGGTGTCTTTTTCTAGTTCAGCCATTTTATTAAAGTGGTTTTGGTGCGGATCCGAAACTTAGGCCCTTGCGCTTGAAGAAGCCCGTGAGCTGTGCGGGAGTCACGCCAAACTTAGGAGCTTCCGCCTGAGCCTTTTCATAAATGTTTTCGCCCGGCTGCATGGTCTTTGCGCGTTCTTCGATCGACTGGGCAAAACCGATCCGGCCCTGCAAGGCTCCTTGGCCAGCTTCGTTGACCGACCGAATCTTAGCTTGATCCATTTGTTCCGACAATTTTTGAGTGGCGACCTTGTCCTCGGCCGACTTGATGCCCCCGCCCTCGCCCAGCTTCATCTGGGTACCGGCCATCATCATCTCCTCTGAGGCTTTGCCGTAACCCTGCTTCCGCAAGCGGCGGGCTTCACGCAGCAACCGGCTCGACTCGGGTGCGATCAGGCGGGCTTTGTCACTTAAACTTCCGGTCATCAAACTCATGCGGGTAAATGTACCCGAACGCTCACCAGAAAGCAAGTAAATTCTTTGAGCTTAATGGGTACCCGAAGCCCGCACGCTACACTGGCGAAGTGTAGCGTGCAACAGCCCTGTATCAAAATAACTGTCCACCACATACCCTCTTATATATTCTTTTTTCCAGACTACCTCTCAGACCATGCACTAGACAGTTATGACCATTTTTCCAAAAATGACCCTTTTGTTGAAATTTCAATGACTTATGTAAATAACTGTCTACAACAAATGTCCATTACCTTCTCATTCCCTTTTTCTTTTGAAATACTTTTCAAAGTGGGGGGTGTGGATGTGGACAGTTAATCCAGGGAAATCAGCTCAGAGTACGAAGTTCGGGACTGGATTTGCAGGTCGCGGAAAGAGATCTGACGCCGAGACATTTGGTTGTCCGGCAAGTCTTTCAGTGGTTCGAGCGCGATCAGCCCGTGCCGGTTTCGCGCCAGATCGATCAGCAAGAATGCGGCGTCCGCGTTGTCGGGGGAATATCCGGTTCGCTTTTTGAAGTCTGGTTTGGACTCGACCTTCATCCGCAAGCCCTCACCGCCCTTGACCGTTTCGTATTGGCGTGCTGTCATTTCTCGCGCGAGTTCCTGGTCGATCCCCCGGAGCTGATTGCACCGGATCAACTCTTTCCCAGCGAACCAGATCTCGCTCACCCGGTTCACGTACAGGTCGCGGCACGGGGTCTGGTTGTTCATGCTGACTCGCCGGTCCGTGGCTTTTCCGGCGAATACCACCCGCAAAATGTCCGGGCTCCAGTCCTGGGCCACCACGTCGCAGAAGGGGGCTCCGGCCCCGGTCGCATCGATGGCTACGTTCTCGGGCCTAATCCCCCGCTTCTGGCACTGGGCCTTGAGCTGCTGCACAATTTGGTACGTTCGCGGGACCGCCTTGTTCGTCTCGTCCTCGAAGAGCAGGACCGAGTCTTTGAACTGCAAGGTGTACTGGCCCCGCTCGTCGTAGCCGATCTCCCCGAACCGGAGCATCGTGCGGTCCCCTCCGTTCGTGAAGGCTGGATCCAGCGCGGCGATCGGAGTGGACTCCCGGAGCGAAACGCTTTGCAGGGCCCCGCCCCGCATAAGCTCGTTCTCGCCGTAGACTCCTTCAGCTTCGTCCGAGTCAAAGAAGACCGCCCGGTACATTCGCATGTATCCCCGGCTGCTCTCGCCCAAGTTTTGCTTGGCCTCTTCGATCCGCTTCTTGGTGGGCAACCAGGGGTAGGGGTCCCCATCGGTCAGCAAGTTCGGACTCTGCTCGGCATCGAAGCGCAGGTACAAACCATTGTACTTGGTTCTCCAACTCATGTCCCGGTCCGTGACGATCGAGTCCCAGCCAGACTTCGGCTCGGACCAATCCCCAAAAGCATCGAACCGGCTGCACGGGTTGGACATCGCAACCACGCGCAGGTTTTGGTTAGCGCTCAAGTTCGACAAGGCCGTCTGCATGATCGAGTGGCTGAGCTCGCTCAACTCGTCCGCGACCAGGATCACTCGCTCTTGCTTGATACCAATGAGCTTGCCGCTGGCTTCCCGAGTCTTCGATTTTTCAGCGGCGATCAAGCTCAAACCAGCCCGGTCAAAGATCACGCCGTTGTTGTCTATGTAATTCGCTGAGCCAATTGAATCGCGTATCTTGATTGGTAATCCGGGGACCGAGGTCAGCAAAGTAATCACCGCGCCCCAGATCCGCTTTCTGGCTTCCCGGAGAGTGGTGGACGTTACCAGAATCAAGGTTCGGTCCGGGGCAGCTAGCCAGTTCACCACGGCCCAGCCAGCCATGACGTAACTTTTCCCGCTCGATGCGGCCCCACCGATAGCCAAGTACTTTTCTTTGGCCGCAGCCGCGATCATTTGTTCGGCCCAAGGATGCTTCTCAAAGAGCGGCTGGGGCCGGTCATCGCCGTTCCAAAGGACGTCCGCGATTCGCCAGAACAAGTAAGCCCTCGCTCCAGGAATTGTGTGTTCTGCAAAGGCGTAGAGCATTGCACTGAGCTCGTTGCACGGTTCGTTTACTAGAACACCGCCAACGTCCCAGCTCCCGTTCGCGAGCAAGATAGGGTCATACTTATTTTTCACTTGCCTAGCCAAACATTTTTTGCTTGCAAAGGCAAGTCGATTTTGCTTTTAATACTCTTGTTGTGGAAACCAGATTTATCGAACACCTTATTGCTTATCGTTCCGAGTACGATGAGTTGCGAGAATTTGCGCTCGAATTTAAAGGCCGTTCTCAGGCAAAGCTTGAGAAACTTTTTGACCGGTTGGTCGAAAGGACTGAGCTACCAGACTTCTTAGACGACTACGCTTACGCTTATGTGTTCGAAGGATACGACCCCTTGCCTGAAAACGAATGACTTCTGATAAATCAAAGACTGGACGCATCCAACCACCGATCGTCCGAAAGCGCGCGGTTGACCTCTACGCTCAAGGCCACGCCATTCCCGATATCGCCCGCTCGATCGGCGTTGATTCCAGCACCGTTCGCCGTTGGTGCCGTCAAACTGGAACCGTTCACGGCGGGGCCTTGGCGAGCGCCCCAGCGCCGGAGACCCCAGAAGAAATTCTGAATCCTCCGGTTGTTTTTGTGGCCCCGGACGCGTCGAACGAGGATTTAGATCCGAGCCCAGTACAAAGGCTTTTGAATGCCGAGCAGGTCATGGGCGCGATCGAGGAAGCGATGTCCCGGCCAGGAGACACGGCCGACAAGTACCAATCCATCATTGTCGCGCTAGGTTTGAACATGCTCAAGGGCGTTGCGGCGATGCCGCCAGCAGTCAAAACTATCCGCGACCTCGCGACCTTGAACGACATGATCCGCCAAAACTTGGGCTTGAATACCAAGGGTTCCGGCGGCGGGGCTCTGGCGATTAACCTAAATGTTCTGACGAAAGGATCTCCCAAAACGGGAACGGTAACCGTTGACGCTGAGTACTCTGAATAATATTTGAAGTTTTTTCTTGCGTTCCGAAGACAGTTCCGGTAAGTGTTCGTACATGAGTTTCGGAACCGGAGCAGGAAAAGGAGATTTGCCACGCGCTGTAAAAGGCGAAGCATTTCGTGCAGCGTACGATTCGATCAAGAAGCCGGAGCCGCTCGATGCGTTGCTGGCGGATTTTGATAAAGCTGTAAACGACCGCGACTCTGCGCTAGTTGAGTATCTGCACTCGCAGATCAAAGCTCACCCCTACTATCGCGGCAAGCCGTAAACACAAACAGCGTTCGACTTGATCGAAGTCACCCCGACCGATAAACTGGGAAACGTGGGTAAACAACCCCACACGCTGACCCCCTCTCTAGATAAAAACAAACCAAACCCGCAATGAACGCCGTAATCTTCATACTAATCTGGATCTTCGTGGCATTGGTGGTCGCCGCTTTGTGGCACTCGATCATCAGTTGGAACAACGACAACTACCCTAAACCATGAACAAATTTAAACCATTCCCAAAGATGGCTCGCCTTCGCCGCGAGTGCCTAATCACCGAAAAGATTGATGGCACAAACGCCAGCATCTACATCGGCCCATATACTTCTGAAGACTCAAACTGTTTCGGTATACAATACACAGAAAATGTTGCTTTTGGGATGTGGGTCGGATCACGCAACCGCTGGCTCACTTTAGCAGACGACAACTTTGGTTTTGCCAAATGGGCCTACGACCACACGTCAGAACTTTTCAATCTCGGCGAAGGGCATCACTTCGGTGAGTGGTGGGGCAGTGGCATCCAGCGCAACTACGGCTTCAAGAACGGCGAGCGTTTCTTCTCGCTCTTCAATGCTGGACGTTGGGTTGAGCATGACCAGCCAACATACGCCATCCCGAACTCAAACCCCACAGCCCCACAGAAATTTACCGAACACGCACCTGCTTGCTGCAAAGTAGTGCCGATCCTTTATGAAGGTATCTTTGACACAGCGTTTGTGAATTCTACCTTAACTGTTCTTGGTTCATCCGGTAGCAAAGCCGCAGCCGGATTCATGAACCCTGAAGGAATCATCGTGTATCACAAAGCCGCTGGCGTTGGATTCAAGATGACTCTGGACAACGACGACCAACCGAAAGGCAAACTCGCAACTCGAAATTAAACTCGCAACTCTCTTATGAACACACAATACAACGACCCCAAAGGCGCAGCAGGCGCACTCAAAACACCACTCGGCTTGATCCCTCCGTTCGCGATGGAGCAGACCGCGTTGGCCCATAAACACGGCGCAGAAAAGTATGGCCCCTTCAACTGGCGCGATACCGGAGTATGCGCTAGCACCTACATCAATGCGATGATGCGACACATCAACGCATTTCGTGATGGCGAAAATCTGGACCCTGAATCCGGCATCTCGCATCTGGCACACATCGCCTGTAGCTGCAACATCCTGCTCGATGCGGACTACTGCGACACATTGCAGGATGACCGCAACGTGTTGCCAAACGCCGACATTCAGTTCATGTCGGCGAACGGCGGCTCCCCATACAAACCGGAATCTGAGCTAGATGATCTCGTCAACGATGTTCTTGATTATTTCTACGAAGATAACAACGGTTACGTTGCGTTGGATGGAGACGCAACCATTGAAGAAGGCGACGAGTATTACGATACCTACGAATGCGAATGGGTTAAGTCGGCATACGTCGGAATGCCTATTACCGCCTCAAAATTATTGTACCGGCGACCGATCGTCGAAGAGCACCCCAAACGGGCCGACACGGAGTGCGAGTGCGGTCGATATAAAATCAATCACTACACTCTAGGAGTCATCTGCGAAAACTGCGACCTCCAATGGGGTGAACCCTATTGATTCCACTGAAAACACCTAACTTTACCAAGTAATGAAAACACCAGAATCCATTGAAATCAAGGGCCACTACGGCACACACACAGTAACCGCCATCAAAGTCTCGGACGGAGTTTACCGTCTGGCATTAGTTGACAGCCATTGTCGGTTCGGAGGATTCGCAGAGGACGTGAAGGGCGTAGAAGGTCTGAGTTTTATCGACCCGTCCGGTGGACCCCTAATCGCCCACGGCTCCCTTGCCCGTGAGTATCATGCCGACCTGCCCAACTTGAAAATCAAGAAGCTAGAGAGCCGGATGGACGGTGGTTTGACCATGCACCTTGAGTCTATTGACGACGATTTGGACGAGCCATTAGGCGAGGCTTGCAGGCTCGATGACCCCGAATGCGAAAGCTGCCAATGAATCCTGAACAACAAAGAATCGCCATCGCGGAAGCGTGTGGGTGGAGGATTGAATCAGACGGTGCAAATACATTTGTGTATTCACCAAATAAAACAAGCGGAACTGGATACCGCATGAATGACATTCGACACCCTAAAATAATCAAGTTGTTACCCGACTACCTCAACGACCTCAATGCGATGCACGACGCAGAGAAGCAACTGCTAGCCACACAATTCAAAAGATACCACGATGTGCTGGTTGCCCAAGTTATTGGATGGAGTGCCCACGAAAACGAGCATATTGCCATCCACGCGACAGCCGCTCAACGCGCCGAAGCCTTTTTGAAAACACTGAACCTATGGAAACCATGAGTGGACTCGACGGCCTCGGGTGGCCTAACCCCGAAAATGAACCAAAACCAAAAACTATGAACGACACACCAAGAACCGATGACCAATCCGTCAGGTATTATAATGATGCGACTGGCACGAGGATTGAATATGTGGCAGCAAGATTTGCTCGCCAGCTTGAAAGAGAACTTACCCAACGTAAGCGCGAGCGGGACGAATGGAAGGCAAAATACATCCAGCAAAACAAAGACCTTGGCTGCGAACTCCGCGACCCTAACGGAACCATCTGGGATCATGCTAAGACATTGCAACGCGAGCGTGACGAGGCGCGGGAGGTTTTGCGGGAAATCCGAGATAACGAGGTCAACCCTGAGGACGAAGCCGACAAGTTTTTACGGGATCATTTGCCTAGCGAATTGTCCAAGGTGCGAGAGCAGCGGGATGCTGTAACACTCAGATTAGGCGAAACGCAAGAACGCATGATTGATGCTGAGATGCAACGGGACAGGCTTATCAAATCCGTCGAGCCATTGAAATACTGGCGGGATATTTCCGAGTGCGATTGCAGTAATCCTTTACCACAAGGCGGATGCTTGAGATGCGATTTAAACCGTATATTAAAAACAACCAACCCGAACGAACTATGAACACGCCCAATACCGCGCCCAAAGACACCACCTTCCTCGGCAACTTCGGCTGGCCGTGGCTTTGCATGACCCGCTGGAACGAAGCCACCAGCCAGTGGACCTACGCCAACATGCAATTCGGCCTCTACGAAGGCGTGCCCGACATCTATTACGAGACCGAGAACGAACCGGAAGACGCGCTTAAAGGCTGGCTACCACTCCCTGATCTTACCACACCATGAACACACCACACGACCACGACCACAACGACATGACACCGCTAGACTACGCGCTGGCACACAACGATCAGTTAATCAAACGGCTTGCCGGAGCAGAATCCGACTTGGAGTTTCGCCGAGATCTTTACGCGCTCCAGACAGAACAACTGGATAAGGTGCGTAGCGAGCTTGTTGATGCCCGCAACGAAATAATGGAGCAGGCCAGACTGCTTGGAGCGGGTGGATCGCGGGAAGCGGCTTTGATCTCTAAGCTAGACACCGAGATAAAACAGCGTGAACTTTGGCAGCAAGAAGCAAAACGCTGGCGCGACATGTATTTGGAATACGATGAGATGCTTGAGGGCCACATCAACGACGCTGTTGACCGACTCGACAAGGTCTGGGAAGGGCTCGAGGAACTGAAGAAGCAGGTCGAAGACCAGTACTGATGAGTCTTGACTTTGGGCCGTTGTCGATGTATAACCGATGATGCAAACCATCATCGGAATCGACAACGGCCTGAGCGGCGGTCTTTGTGTCCTGAATCGTGCAACGCTCGAGATCATCGCTCTGGCTCCGATGCCCTGCAAGCCCTACGGTTTTAAGAACGAAATCGATGTGGACGCAGTTCTAAAGTGGGTCCAACAATTTCCAGAACCCACCGTTGCTATCGAGGAGCCCCTGCACTTTGCGCCCACCCTCGCATCGATGCGGAGCATGGCTTTGAGCTTCGGCAAGATTGTTGGAGCATGTACCGTGCTTCAAGTACCTTGTATCAGGGTCCAGGTAAAGGACTGGCAAGACGCTATTTTGGGCGTTCGTAAGATAAAGGGGTTGACAAAGTCGATCGCTTTGGCTAAAGCAACGCAGCGTTGGCCGAAACAACGCTGGTGTGTGGGGCGCTCAAAAACGCCCCACGATGGAATAATTGACGCGGCTTTGATTGCCGTTTACGCAAATGAAAATATCGTACTGGAACCTAGAAAACCTGCTCGTAGAGTTAAAACTCCTCGCGCCCGGAAAGTGGCTCGTAAAGCTTGACGTGGACCAGCCGGTCTGGCCCGAGTTTATTGTCGGAACAAAGCTCTCGAGCTACTTCTACCAACTACCCGACGACGTGATTACGGACGTGGCGTGCGAACCGTACGCTGTGGACCCTAGCGGCTACGAATACTACGGCTGGATTATTTACACCAAATGAAAACTCTTTTTCCTGCACAACAAAAGGCTTTGGACTTCTTCTTGGAAGCTCAGAATTTAGGCAAAGCTACCTTGGACTCGAGCGTGGTCGGCACCGGCAAGACCGTTGTGGCCGTTCATCTGACCCAAAAAGTAGACCGGCCCGTTGCGGTGATCTGCCCCAAGGCCGTCGTTACAAACTGGAAACGGGAGTTTGCCGAGCACGGGATCGAACCATTATTCGTTTTAAACTACGAACAGATTCGAAACGGGCGCACTCCGCACCTAAACAAAGTCGGTAAAAAGATTATGCGCTGGACGATCCCCGCGAACACTCTCTTGATCTTTGACGAGGTCCATAAAAGCAAGGGCGCTTTTACTCAGAACGCCCAGCTCTTGATCTCAGCAAAACAACACGGGCTCGGGATCCACTTGCTCAGCGCGACCGCTTGCGAAGACCCCACCGAGATGAGGGCCATCGGCTTTGCTTTGGGGCTACATTCTCTGAACAACTCCAAAGAACAGCTTCGGAGCTGGACGAGCTGGATGTACTCGGTCGGGTGCAAGCAAGACACTTGGGGCGGCTGGTACCTCGCAGACCGCAAAAAATTAAAGGATCTTCGATCGAAAATTTACAAAGAAAACCTCAACGGTTTTAGGCTGACCGTGGAAGACTTCCCGGACTCTTTCCGAAATAACCGGGTCCACGTACTCGCCGTCAAGTGCCAAAAGTCCGTAGGGACCGCTTATTCAAATCAGGGTTTGACCGAAGATGACCTGGTCAATTACATTGAGAACGAAGTTGTTTCTGGAAGCCCGGACGAAGAACCTTTTATCGTGCGTCTTTTACGGGCCCGGCAAGAAGCCGAACTGGATAAAGTACCAGAACTTTTAGCGTTGGCCACCGATTATTTGGAGCAAGGTTTGGCCGTGGTTCTCTTTGTGAACTTCCGCGCCACAGCGCAGGCGTTGTCCGAATCACTAGGGTGTCGCACGATTCAAGGTGGCCAGACGGCAGAGGCCCGCCAAGAAGCCGTCGATCGTTTTCAATCGGACCAAGACCAGGTCTTGGTCGCTAACATCGAGGCGGGCGGTACAGGGTTATCGTTGCACGACGTCACCGGGCTCCGGCCCCGAGTAAGCCTCATAAGCCCAACCTTCAACGCTAAGTCACATATCCAGGTCCTCGGGCGGATTCACCGCAACGGTTCAAAATCCGACGCGCTCCAGCAAATTGTTGTAGCCGCCGACACCGTTGAAGAGTCCGTGATGAACGCGATCAATCGCAAGTGCAAGAATTTACGAGACTTACACGGTTTTGAATTTTCGCTTGACGAACAAACACTCTTAGTCTAAGACTTTTCACCTAGCACCCAATGACAACTACACCAGATCATTCAGAGAGACCACACGCAGAGTTCGGACCCAGTTCGCTCAAGCACGTTCACGCTTGCGCCGGATGGCAAAGCCGTGGGGGTACCAACGACGCCGCAGAAATGGGCACTCGAATCCACGAAGCCGTTGAAATCTTGGACCCTAGCGCCCTGCACAACGAAAAAGAAGTTGAGATCTACAACAAGCTGATCGAAGACATGGAAGCAGCTTTGCAGTACCTGCGCGATAAGGCCGGGGAAGAGCCGACGATTCATCAGGAGATCCTTTTGAAAATGGGGCTCAATGGTTGCGAGACGTTCGGCACAGCGGACATCGTTGCAGTTGCCGGGTGCTTCGCGGTTCTACACGACCATAAAACTGGAATTGGCCAAGTCGATGCCCCGCCTAAAAACTGGCAAAGCAAGGCTTACGCCGTTGGAGTCTTTCAGCAATTCCCAGAAATTCAAACGATCTTTGCGAGCTTTTCTTTGCCGCAGCGTAACGAGCTCTTGATCGGCGAGTATTCCCGGGACCGTTTGCCGGAGTACATCGAAGAGTTGTCTTTAGTCATTTTGGCTGGAGAACGTGTTCGCCCGAAGTGGACCGACCGATCAGTTCCAGATTTGGACGACCTTGAGATCAGCTCTGGTTGTCAGTACTGCTTGCACCGGGACCGGTGCCCAGCCCTCGGCCACACAGCGATCGAGATTGTTAAAAGATCCAAACCGGATGTTTTGCCGGAAGGGACTTTGATCTCCGAAGATATTGATGACCTCGACGCGCTTGCTAAACTGTACGTCGTGGCCACGATCGTCGAGAAGTGGGCGGACGGCATTCGCGCAAAGGCCGTGCAAAAAGCAAAGGAAGGCTTTGAGCTTCCGGGCCTCCGCTTAAAAAGCATGGGCGCAACGAAAGTTGTCGTTGACAAAGCTCTTTTTTATGAATATGTAAATGAGCTCGGAATTGACCAGTCCGACATTTTAGATCTCGTTCAAATTCCTGTGGCTAAGATTCGTGACCTCTACGCGTCGAAAGCACCTAAAGGCAAGAAGACTGAATGGAGTCGCAGCTTTGAGCTTAGGCTCGAAGCTGAAGAGCTTTTGGAGCGGGGTACCGAAAGGTTTACCTTGACCCAAGAATAAGGCCAAACGTGAAACGCCAGCCGATACATAATGGATTGTCACAAAAAACTAGAATACATAAATCGTGAAAAAAGAAACAGAAACAGAAGTAGTAATCGTCGCCCCAATTGAAAATGTCATTGTAGCCCCCAACTACAATTCAGGCTTCAACTCGGAGGACTTCCATGTCCCACGTTTGAATTGCATCCAGAAGATGAGCGAGATCGAGGGCTCTCCCGGAGACCTCGTTCTAGATCGTCGGGCAGCAATTGCAAAGCCCGGCAAAAAGCTGCCAGTTACGGTGGTGTCGATCACCAAGAGCTGGACTGAAAAAGTTCCGTTCGAGGGTGAGTACAAAGCGAAGTTTGCCCGCACCCCCGAGGAAGCGGCTGAGCTTAAACTTGAAAGTAGCTACCCAATCATCCCCCGCGCTGATATCATTCTTTTGGTCCCATACGACCCGACGGCTGGTTCAGTTGATGAAGAAGAAGCTGCGGAGCTGTTCCCGTTCTTGGTTGGCGAAACCGCTTACCAACTCGCACAGCTCACCGTTCAAAGCTTTGCATTCGACCACACGTTCAAGATCGTGAATAGTTTCCACACCGGAAACCCTAACCTCAGCCTTACTGGCCAAGTTTGGAACCTCAGTTCCTTGCTGCTGGAGCGCGGACGATACAGCTGGTACGTTCCAGTCCTCGGTCGCAGTGTCCAGAAACAAGATCCAGAAGTTGTCGCGTTCCTTAACCGTATGGTTAATGGTCAGTCGAAGTAAGTTAAACCTCAAAATAAAAATACAATGAGCCTACAAATCGCAGAACATCCCAATCCGCTCCCGATCCTCAAGCAAGAGCTTGCAAGTATCAACGGAGTCCTCGAAGAGCTTGAAGACAACGTCAGCAAGCTTATCACCCAACTGCACGGTCTTTGTGCAGTGCGTAATGCTATCGATAGCGAAATCAAAAAGCTTAGCGGAGACGCTGACCAGCTTGAATTCGAACTTGTTGACTGAGTTGCTTAGAAAGAAATAATACCAAACTCAAGGTGCCTATCGTGTCAAAGCGGTAGGCACCTTTTTAAATACTCATTATGATTACTTACGCTGTCGATTTCGAATCCTACTACGATAAAGAATGTTCTGTCTCGGTCTACGGACCCCGAGGATACTTCGCTCACCCTAAATTTGACGCCTACATGGTCTCTGTCGTTGCGGACGACGGCTATGAATGGTGCGGCGATCCCGCCAAATTTGATTGGTCAAAGCTGGCCGGTCAACGCGTACTGAGCCACAACGCGTCCTTCGATGAAAGCTTGTACCTGTATGGGATCGAGCAAGGCTGGTGGGCTTCGGCAGACTACGCGGAGTGGCATTGCACGGCAGACCTCACAGCCTTTCTAGGAAAGCCTCGGGCCCTGAAGAACGCTGTTAAAGATATCTTCAAGGTCGAACTCAGCAAAGAAACCCGGGACAACATGAAGGGTTTGGACTGGGACCTCATGGACCCCGAGTTCAAAGCCGAAGTCACAGCTTACGCTCTGGACGACAGCCGTTGGTGTTTGAAGCTTTGGCAAGAACTGGAAAGCCAGTGGCCCGAGTACGAGCGTTACTACAGCGCACACACCCGCAAAATCTGCCGTCGCGGTTTGCCGGTAGACGAAGAGCTCATTTCTCAAAATGCCGCGAAGCTCAGGATTTCACTTTTTGAAGCGCACGAGGCTATCCCGTGGAAAGACTCGGGGGCCTTGCTCAGCCGGACCGAAGCAAATAAAGCGTGCCGCGCTGCTGGGATTGCCCCGCCAAAGAGTTGGGCTATGGGTGATGAGGAATGCGAAGCGTGGCTCGACCTGCACGCTGAGACTTTCCCGTGGGTCTACGCCGTCCGCAGTTACCGCAGGATCAACGCGCTTTTGAAGAAAGTTGAGGCTTTCGAGAAGGGCTCGATTGACAACCGGTACTACGGTGGCTTGATGTATTGTGGAGCGCACACCAAGAGGTTCTCGGGCTCCGGCGGAAACCTGAACCTGCAAAACTTACCGCGCAAAGAAATGTTCGGCGTGGACCTTCGTTCCCAAATCAGGAGTCCTGAAGGGTCGAGCCTGGTCGTGGTTGACTTGAGCCAGATCGAAGTTCGCACCTTGTGCTGGCTGGCGAAGGACTGGGACACCTTGAACGAGATCCGAAACACGGAAGACATGTACGAGGCGTTCGCGATCCGGTTTGGCCTTTGGTCAAAGGATAAAGGTTCGATGAAGTCATTGGATCCGGGCCTGCGCCTACTCGTAAAGGGAATGGTTCTCGGGTGCGGATACGGCGCTTCCGCAAAGAAGTACGCGATGATCATGAAGTGCGATCTGGACGAGGCCACAAAAAGTGTTCGGCTTTACCAGACCAAGATGAACAAGGTTGTCGAGCTCTGGCGCAAGTTTGAGCGGGAGATCAAGATGGCCTCCAAGTCTGGGGAGTACCGAGTTGAGCTTCCGAGCGGAAATGCCATGCACTACAAAGGGGTCAACAAAACGGCTGACGCTCTGGTGTGCACGATGGTCCGGAACGGAAGGCCGATGCTGGTTCGCCCGTGGCATGGAATGCTTACGGAGAACTGCTTAATTGGTGAAACTAATGTTTTATCGAAACAACGCGGGTGGGTCCAGATTCAAGATGTGTCCTTAGACGACGAGCTTTGGGATGGCTTAAACTTTGTTAAACATAAGGGCTTAATCAACTCGGGTATCCAAGAAGTTATTGAATGCCACGGGATTACATGCACGCCAGACCATCAATTCTTGATCGAAGATAGTTGGGTTCCTGCTGAAAAAGCTAGACACTTAGAACTAAGTTTGGTACGTTTACCGCATGGAGTTAACAAACAAAGCAAAAGATTATACTGGAAAAAAATTTGGGACCTGCTTAGCGGTAAGACCAATCGGAAAACACAGACGAAATATTATTTGGGAACTAAAATGCGATTGTGGAAAAATAGTGAATCGTTTATCCGGAGAGCTCATAACTGGAAAGTTTTGCTCAAAAAGTTGTCCACTACTTGCGTCGAAAATTTCGGACCAAAAGTCTACGCACAAGAAAAGCAAACACAAACTTTTTGCGGTGTGGCGATCAATGAACGACCGGTGTCGTTTACCAAGCCATCAGGCTTGGGAGAACTACGGAGGTCGTGGAATTACAGTATGTCCAGAATGGCAATATTCATTTCAGGCATTTTGGGATCAAATGTACCCGTCATGGTTGGAAGGACTTTGCCTAGATCGCATAGACAACAACAAGGGCTACTCTTTCGAAAACTGTCGATGGTCAACCCATCAGGAAAATATGCGGAATACTCGACGCTCACGAATTCCCGGTTGGGTCTTAGATCAATCCGACAAAAATGGAATTGCGCGATCGACGCTTTTATTCAGAATAAATGCTGGGGTATCCTTCGAAATAGCGAGCACCTTGAAACCAAGTTATTCAAACAGGTATTCGACATCAGAGACTGCGGACCTAAAAATAGATTCGTCGTGCGCGGAAGCCAAGACCAACTCTTAATAGCCCATAACTGTAGCCAGAGCCTTGCCCGGGACGTCTTCTGCTACCACTTGCGCCAGATCGAAGAAGCGGGCCACAAGATCATCTTGCACGTTCACGATGAAGTCGTGATCGAGTGCCTCGATCGGGACGCTGAGCGGACCCTGGCCGACGTCACCCAGATCATGCGAACCCCACCCCCGTGGATCCCAGACATCCCGCTGGACGCCGAAGGCCACGTCGTTAAAATTTATACCAAATAATCGCTTGACCCAGAACCATGCACCTTGTAACCAAGACCTCGAACCAATGAAATACTACTCCATTCCAAACTTACGATCCGATTCCGCCGCCCCATTCGACCCCTTAACTTGGTCGAGCAAGTACCCAGACCTTAAAAGCAAGTCTTCTTTCCGCGCTTGGTGCGCCAACGTGGACACCCGTCACGCTTTCATTTCGGGAGTAGAGGCTCTGAACCCGAACGAACGGGTCGGGATTCAAAATTCACCGTGCAAGATTCACAGTTTCATTGTGGACTATGACGTCCCAGTTGACTGGGCGAACTTGCAGGACATTCTGGAAAAGAAACGCAGCGGTGGCCCGATGCCGACCTGGGCCGTTAAGACCTGGTCAGACCACTTGCGTTTGATCTGGGAGCTCGAAGAGCCTTTGATGGTCACGGAAGACACTGCCGAGCTTGTGCTTGAGCAGCTCAGTAAGATCGTGAACGCTAAAAAGCTCTACGCCGGATACGACGCCACAAGTACAAAGCCGAGCCAGTACTACGAAGCGGGGACGAACTGGAAAGACTTTGGCGGTAAGATTTCTGCGGCGGATGCTTTGATAGCTTTGTTTAAAGTTGGTACCGGGAAGAAAGTAGTCACGGACGTCTCGGTCCCTTTGAGCGTTGTCGCCACCGAGCTCGCTGAGCGTTTTCCAAACCGTTGGAAGGGCGAGTTTATTGAAGGCTCCCGGGGCCCCTTATTCTGGATCGAGGACGGCATCGATCGGGAAGGCGCGATGGTTAAGCCCGAGGGGATGATCTGCTACAGCGATCGGGCTGGAGCGCCCTTCATTTCTTGGCGCGAAATCTTCGGGAACGCTTTTGTCCAGAAGTACGAGACCAAGAGATTGGTCGAGGGCGTCAGCGATATCTGGTACGACGGACGAGACTTCTGGATCACGGGCCCGCTCGGCCCAATTCGAAATATTCGGGACAACGTTATTTTGCACCTAAAGATGGCCGGTTTCAGCCAAGATAAAAAGAAGGGTCAGAAAGTCACGGAGATCGAAGCGGCTCTGCACCACATCATCACGCATAACCGCGTTGACGGAGCAGCGCCCTTTGTATTCCGCGAAGAGCGTTTGATCATCGAATCAGACGGACGTCGCTTGGTTAACACCAGCCGGTGCAAAGCATTGGTTCCAGCCGTCACGGGAGAGCCCTCTGACTGGCCGTGGCTTTACAACTTCTTCAACAAGTTCTTTGACCCGATCGCGGACGAGCTTGGGTGCATGCCCTTGGACTTTTGGTTTGCTTGGCTTTCCCGGGCCTACCAAGCGTCGTATTACAAGCGCCAGCTGAGCGGTCACGCGGTGATCATTGCTGGGCCTCCTCGCCGGGGAAAGACCTTGCTGAGCCAGTTTATCGTGGGGAACCTTTTGGGTGGCCACGCTGACGCGAGCGAGTACCTTAGCGCGAAGACCACCTTCAACAAGGGCCTGAGCGAAGTTCCGGTTTGGACCGTTGATGACTCGGTATCCGCAACGAACTTTGCAGACCACCGTAAGTTTGTCGAGATGCTCAAAAAGCTCGTTGCGAATCCAAGGATCCAAGTCGAGGCCAAGTACGCGGACCGCACAGACATCAACTGGTACGGGCGGGCGATCATTACCCTGAACGAAGACGCGAACAGTCTGAGCATGATCCCGACCTTGGAGAGTTCGAACCGGGACAAGCTCATGGCTTTCCGAATCGCACAAAACTCTTGCCGAGACTTCTTGCCGAACGAACAGCAGGAGGCTTTGATCCGGCGCGAGCTGCCGTTCTTTGCGCGGTGGCTCTTGGACTACGAACCGAACCAAGCCGTTCTGGGATCCGCTCGGTACGGGACTCGTAGCTACTTCCACCCGATGGTTGAGAATTCAGCACGAGATTCGAGCACGAGACAGGGATCTACGGAGCTACTAGACATTTTCCTCAAGTACTACTCGGACGCTAACCCGAACCACGATGTGTGGACCGGGACTACAACCCAGCTAATTGTGGAGATTAACCGCATCGACGAACTCCGGGGCTTTCCGGTCGTGCGAGAGCCGATGCGTTTGCAGCGGGACCTCAGTAGCGCGGAAGAGTACTCGACAAGCAATGCTGCCGCCCGTAAGATTCATAGCACTTCAACTGGAAGCGGAAGAATCTGGACAATCCAAATCAACAAGAACTGATGAAATTTAGGGACTCACACGCGGCCATGAAGGACAAATTAATTTTCGTTCTTTATGGCCCTGGGTGGAGCCTGGACTTAGTTTTGAAAGTCCCTAAAGATGAAGAAGACATCGTCCTTAACCTTACATGTACGGGCTCAGTAAATCCAGAAGATGAGGACCACGCACTGGTGTGGATCCAATCTTGCGCGGACGTCGTCATTAAAAAACTAGGGTCCGAAGACCCAGAAGATATCTATGATCTCTTCAAACAAGCCCTGCAAGCGGGCCTCGATAATCAGGGTGCCTGATTAATACTGGTTCCGAGTAGCGTAGATACCCTCACCATAAAGTTGTAGATCCAAGCTTGGACGGGCAGGACCTCGGTATTGATCGAGCTGCTCGTCCAAGTATTGTCTGCACTTGCCCCAATGGATTTCAGAGCGTTCCAAGTCAGCGTTGTCTTCGGCCAGAATAGCAAGCATAGCGTGCTTAAGGATCGAGATTTGAGAAATGTAAACGATATCGTCGTCGTCCTCGACCGGAATGAAACGGCGTTTGCACAGGACATGCACGAAAGACCCAGCCCTGGCTTGGGGAACCCGGTAACGCCGGAAACGTGCAACCCCGTCCCCGGGCCCAAACGTTGAGACCACTGTTCCAGTTGCGGAACCCAAACGCAAATCGTACCGGTGCAAGAGGCTGGAGTATTGGATCGACTCAACACCGCTCGCGGATGCGCCCACGGAGAAAGAAGTACCGCTGGAGGTGGTTCCAGGGATAATAGAGCTGTCCGAACTTGCGTAAGCCTTCACGGTCACGGACTCTCCGCTAGCTGGGTCAAAAGCAACGTTTTCGGAAGAGTCCAAAGCTGGCGTAAGGTAAAATAAGCCGGTGTTGGTGAGGTTGTACAGCTCAGTCAAGAGCGGGTGATAACCATCATCGATCAAACCGAAGCTCAGGGTAGAGTCATAATTCGTTCCGGCTGCGCGGTAGTCGTGCCACAGGCTGTGTACGCGAGATGGTTGGTTGTCCACAGAAGCAAACAAGACCATGTCCGCTTGGTCGGGCAACGTGAAGTATCCGTCTCCACAAGCGAAAGAGCCCTCAACGGTCAGGTCACGCCAGATACCCATCCCATAAATAACCTCCAAAGCCTGGTTTAGAATGGGTGCGAAGCTTTGTCCGGGACCCGTGTATGTGGAAAGAGTTTGGCTGAGCTGACCTAGAGTAGTTGCGTGCATGACTTATTTGGCTTTGGTTTGGACCTTCTTTCGAAGTTCTGATTTTTGCGTTGAATTTATATTTGTGTTCGATTCGAGGAGGTAACGAACTTTTTTCTGAACTTTAGAACTTAGCTTTGCAAGTTTCATCGGTTCGCAGACAATTGGTTAAAGCGATCCTCAACCGCGCTCTGGAAGCTCGCGGGCTTTTCTTTTTTGAGTGCGTCCGCCATCTCTTCCATCCGTGAGGCCACCCCTGACTTCGCAGCTTTTGCTTTCCGGTACTCCTCGTTGTCCAAGAATTCGCGAGCGGCCCCGGCAAAGTCATTCTGGCTAAGCAATTTCAGGGCCTTGGGCGAACCGGTGATGTCTCCTCGGTAAGCTCCAGAAACCAATTGCGCCTGGAGATCTGGTGAGAAACCTTTGAACGTGTCGGCCCCAACGAGTTTTTTGGCCAACGTAATCTTCTCAGCAATAGCTTTGGTGGCTAGGTCTTTGGCGGTCGATTCGCTGATCTCTTTCCCAAAAAACGGGCTGGCCTTGAGGTCAGCGTCGGTTCCTTTGCCGATCAGGGTGCCGATCCCGACCGTCCAATTTTTATTGGTGTCGAGGTACGGCTTTGCCCTGAAGCCTTCGTGCTTGCGGATTACTTCGAAAGCTTTGTCCGCGAGGCCTTTGTTCTCGTAATCTGGCGCAGGCTCTTCTTCGTCAGGCTTAAAGCCGAACTGGTCCGCACGCATTTCTTCTGGAGAAGGAACTCTTTTAGGCTTTACTAGGACAGGCTTCACTAAATTATTTAGCGTTTGGTTTGACCTTAACTGCCCCGGAATGAAGTTCCCGCTCGAGCTTAGATTCTTGCTTTGAGCTCAAGGGGCTCACCTTACTCAAAAGGTAAGCAACTTGTTTTTGTGTTTTAGATTTCATGTTCGGATTCTATGCTTTTGTCGGAAAGAAGTCAAGGCATGGATTTTGAACCCTGGCAATGCCACTTTTTTCGAGATAGATTATTTGGGGAATTCGGATCCGATTTCCAGTCCCCCTTGATTTTAGCGCTGCGGGCGCAGTACGCATCGCCCTTGGCGGTGCCTGGACGGATGCGGTCCCCGCCGTCTGCGGCTTTACCAGCTTGTCCAAACTTAACGGTGCGCTCGCGACCGGTCTTTGGGTTGACAATTGTCTTTGAAAAACGTTTTTCCATAAGTGAAAGCAGATTAAAGATTCAAGGTTCTCGGGTCAAGTCATTTAAAGGCAGGTCACGGGACGGGGTCGGCGAGTTTAACTCCAGTGGTCTCGTTGTATACCGGCGATCCGTCGGCGTTCTCGTAAGGCCAGAAACCAACCGCCCTCACCTTTAATGGGAATTTAGGTGCAACGCTACTTATAGTAGCGTAGGGCATTCGCCCTTCGCCAAACCCAAAAGAGTTATTGGTGTGACTTTCTTCCTCAAGACCAGATACCTCTAGCGTCCTTGTCTTCCCCATAAATGTATATTCAATACTGCCCGAGACATATTTTACACTTCTTTTGAATTCAGTATCCGCACCGAACGTTCTTGACATAGTCTCCCCCGCAGAGCTCAAAGGTTGAGTAATATCATCCTCAGAGAGCAGGCTTATGCGCCCTAAAAGTTTACGTTTACCTATCTCTAGATTGCAAAGTATAAATCCGTAGGTAGAACCGCTCACAGTCAAGGGGTTCTCTTCTGTTGAATCTTTTGACTCTTTTGTTTCGGCCATCGAGAACCCAGCATGTGCTACATATGCCAAATATGGTATAGCGACATAATATTCTGAATAATTATCAACATCCATAACAATAAAATAGCCATGCCCCATCCCCCATCTGCCGGAGGGACCACCACTCAACGCTGATACAGAAAGATCACAGCCTATACCAGTCCCCACCTCACCAGTAAAGAATACGCCCGACCGAGATTCATCATATGAATCCCACTTTTGATAACTCTTTGCGTTGTGGTAAAAAAGACTCTCCGGACGAGAAGTATCTATCTGATCTAAAAGGTAATCGTCGGTTGTATAAGACCCTTTTGCACTACTGACTGTTTCGGAAGAACCAGAACCAGCACAAGTAAACGTTATTGGTTCTACTTCGGGTTTTAATTCTTTTACAACAGAGCGTAAATACACAGCCTCTGCGAATGAAAAAGGACCAACTAAACTATCCGCCCCGATTAAAAATCTTATTTCCTTTGTGTCTGCAATCCAAGGCGGTAAATCAGTAGGCATCGCGTATTCGGGGTATGTTCTTTGACCTATAGATTGATCCCAACCCACCCACCCGCTCAATATTGGTGGGAACTCATTAAAATTGGCTTCACCAGCATAAGCGCCCGTAAATTTCTTCGCTAAATACACACCTCCATCACCCCAAGAATCGGTCAAAAAACTCTCTGGGATTGGTGCTGTAGATACTCTTCCGAACATAATGCGTTTAGGGTTCCGGTAGGACTAGGATCGACTGGTGTGATGGAGCGGCTTGAAGAACATAGACGGGAACCCCGTTGTGGAAACTTACGATGGTCTTGTAAGATGTGAATGACGCTTGCAGCGGTGTGTACGCAACCGGGTCAGAGTTGGGTACTACCACCAACTTGCCGATCAAAAGCCGCAGCTTCTCTTGATTGTCGTCGTCGTCAAACTTGACCTCGTTGGTGTCCTCTTCGACTACAGCTTTAATTTCGAAGCCAACGTTGTCGATCTCGAACGGGCTGGACGTGACCGTCGCCTCCGCGATTATGAATTTTTCACCGGTAAAAGCAGTAAACTCGTCGAGCCCCGATATTGCGAACGGGCCGCCGTTGGTGCCGTTAGTGATGGACCCGGGCCGGACATTGTACTTCCAGCCCAATTCTTCTTGTTTTACAGAAAGAATGAACGGGAGCTCTAGTTCCGAGGGGGCGGGCCTGCGGCTGCGCTCAACGTAAGTTACGCCAGAGCCCGAGCCGCCTTGGGAGCCCGAGCCCGACCAGCCTTGGGAGAAGTTGCTCGACGCCAGTACCCCGAAGCTGGGATCACCTTGGGGCTTTATAACGTCGTACAGCATTACGTTGTTGGTGCGTAAACGGTCGTAATTTGACGCAAGTAGCCACCACGAAAAGGCTTCACTTCGTCGGATGCCACAATCTGATGCGGACGAGCGGCGGGTATTGTCGCCGGAAATCTGTATTCCGCGTTGGTAAGTTCAAATTCTGGATCTGTCGATCCGTTTGAGAGCTCGAGGATCCGGTAAGTGTGCAAAGTCGGTTCTATCGAAATAGAGAAATAAGGGTTTGAAATGTTAATAGCCAAAGGCTCCATCGCTTTGGCCGTGTTTCCTCCGGTCGGCGAACTAGAAAAAGTTTCGACGATCATGGCCCGACACGGTCCGCTATAAGCGTTCTTTGTATAATTCGGTCTTATATATTTCTGATCGCCTCCGGCTCTTTTTTCCCACAGATCGATATCGATGTACCCGAGTTCTGCGGGCCAACTGTAGTTTACTGTGGTGAAGTACGTGCGTCCGCCGCCCAGCATGAACGATGGAACAACTTGAGCTTCCGTAATGGCGTACCATTTTGCCGAGAGTTGCTTTCCGCTACGCACGGTGCCGTTGTCTTGAGCCCCAAAATAAGGAGAACCGGACGCGAATAACTGTGCCGCAGTGGAAGTGCCCGATAAGATTTCGGTGGCGTATGCCAAAAACTGAATAGTCTTTAGGTTTGCGCCGAAGGTGTCGTCATAATCGTGCTGTACCAGCAACTCTTTCTTGACGTACGTGAGCTGCTCGGTGACGTACAGCGAGTTGAGTATCGGGTCTTGTGCGTCCGTTTGCTTGTACTCGGACAGCACGTACGTGCCGGTAAAGACCCCGTTCGGTGCGCTGGACATTGCCGAACCCATTACGTAATTCGTAGGAACGTAGCCCGCTCTGGGCGTCACGTACGTGCGAACGACCGAGTCAAACTTGATTCCGCCGATATCAGCCTGACTAAATTGAAAGTTGTAGAGGTCTTGAGACGGTCGGTCCGCAACGTAATAAAAGTCGTAGATTCTCCCGCTAGGGTCTCCCGACGCGGGATTGATCGAGCTTAGCTTGTGGTTGGGCCACTGGGTCGTGTCGTAGTGGGGCGAGCCGTAGGTAGGAACAGGGTCCGGCATCGTGCCAGTCTCTACAAAAATAACGTCTGTGACGAAAGCCGTCGGTCGGGTCACCACGAAACGTTTAGCTGGGTTGGTTGGACCGTTACTAGATTCGGGTGGCGAGATATACGATTCTTGAACAGCGAACCAATTATCAGAAAGCTGTTCACCAGCCCTAAAAATATTAGTCAGTGCAGATTGCAGGCCCCAGTACGGGTGCGCTGGGTCTTCGAAGATGTCTTCAATGGTTATTGCACCAGCCGTATTCTTTGGGTACTCGGGAGTGTACTCGCCCCGATAAAAAGCAATTTTCTTGTTCTGGCTCCCCCGGCCAGTTCGCTCGTCGTACAACGCTTCAACGAGCGTGACCTTTTTGATGTACGTGAGCTGTTCAGTAACGTACAACGAGTTTAGGGTTTGCTCTTGCGCGTCTACTTGCTTGTACTCTGACAGCACGTATACGCCCTCAAAGACGCCGTTCGGGTCGCTGGACATTTCTGCGCCCATCGCGTACTTGGTCGGGGAGAAGTCGGAACGGGCCGAGACGTACGTGCGAACCACCGAGTCGAACTTCGTACCGCCCACGTCCGCTTGTTGGAACTGGTAATTATAAAGGTCTTGGTTCTCCCGATCCGCAGCGTAGAAGAACTCAAACAAGCCGTCGCGCTCGATGTCAACCGACTTGATGAAGATCAGCTTGTGGTGCGGCCACTTCGTTGCGTTAGGGTGCGGGGTTCCGTATTCAGGAAACTCGGTGCGGGTGCAGTCGCGAATCTCGCTGAACAAGACATCCGTGACGAGCGGGGTCGGAAAGATCTTCCGGTCCTGCCTGTACGGTGCTTGGGGTAGGGGAGAGATTGGCATTTTATGAATTTGCGGCTCTGATGACTGCGAAGGCGATGACGATAGCCTCTGCAAGATTATTTACGCCACCTGATCCTGCTGAAATATGTGTGTTTTTTACACTAATGATCGCCGACCCAGCGGCACATCTGGCATTTAGTAAGTAAATTCCAGCAGTACCACCACTAATATGATTAAGGATTAAAACATCACCAGCTTCTATTTTGGTGTTGGTTAATGTGAATGACACAATCGTGTCAAAAGCTAACGCAGCATTGTGCATTGTGATCTGGCCGTTAGTCTTGTGGAGTGTTACCGGATTTGATTTGCTTGCGGTTTGCGTAATTGCTCCGCCAGAACCAGTAGCATATCCAATTTTACCAGTACCGTTTACAGTGCCTGTTGGGTCATAGTGGACATTGACATGAATACTTCCATCAGTATCAGAAGCACTAATGATGTGACCGATTCTTACTTTAGCATTAGGGTAAGCTGGTTCCGTTCTGGTCAAGTTGCCAGATGTACCCAACCAAATGGTATCTCCAGATGTGATTGGGCTACCTAATCCAGTAAGAAGATCTAAATTTCGGACTAAACCAACAACAGTAACATAGCCATCCTGCCCACTAGTTATGTCTTGCGTAGCAACACCCAACGTCTTACCTGCGGTTGCTGTTGTATTATCGGCTAAATTGACTGAAGGTAAACCAGAGGCTAGTCCTGAAATATAAACTACTTGGCCGTTGTACACTTGTTCTAGTGCGTGAACCCGTAGATTGGTCTCTTGCCCAATTTGAAGCGTTACATCGCCAGCCAGTTTCAGATCCAAAGTCTTGTCTACGCCGTTCCACCGCAGTTCGCCGGTAGCGAGAGCGTCTGTGGATTGGCCTGTGGTCAAAAATGTAGATGTGTCTGTGACACCACCAACGCCGCCATTAGCGGCTGGTAGTACTCCAGTAACGCCAGTGGTTAAAGGCAAGCCAGTGCAACTAGTTAGGACACCAGCAGTAGGTGTTCCTAAGTTGGGGGTAAATAAAGTCGGGGACGTAGCGAATACAAGCGCACCCGATCCTGTCTCATCCGTAACTGCCGCAACTAGATTCGCACTTGACGGAGTTGCGAGGAAAGTTGCTACTCCGGTACCAAGTCCAGAAACGCCCGTTGTAACAGGCAAGCCAGTGCAGTTGGTGAGGATACTGCCAGATGCGGGGGTGCCTAATACAGGTGTGGTTAAGATCGGACCCGATGAAAGAACGTTGTCGCCGCTGCCCGTTGACGTAGTGACTCCGGTGCCGCCGCTACCGACGGGTAAAGTACCAGACACGCCAGTGGCTAAAGGCAAGCCAGTGCAGTTGGTGAGGATACTGCCTGCCGCTGGGGTGCCCAGAACTGGTGCGGTTAAGATCGGACCCGATGAAAGAACGTTGCTACCGCTGCCCGTTGACGTAGTGACTCCGGTGCCGCCGCGAAGGACGGGCAAAGTACCTGCCGTTACTTGCGTGGCAGAGATCGAG